TCTATAAACTATAGCGTTCTGTGAATAACCATCATCTGCGTAATTATCATAATTATCCCTGCGACTATACGAATTGCCAGTAGTGTTAAGAACAACTTGTGGTGCTTCTTTTATCTCGTAACTTTTATTACTTCTTAAAAAATCAAATAAACCCATCAGGAAATTCTCCAATACGCCTGACCATTGGTTTGGCTCAGTTCTGTTAATGCCCATACTAAGGCATCCATCCTATCAGGTGATTTCTTACTGGCTTGTGTGAAGAAACACATCTGATCTTCTAATTCTGAGAAAGCACCAACATGATGCACCTTCCCTTGTTCGTATAGGGCGGCTATTGGCTCTGCCCTTATAATCTTACCACGGCTTGCATTTACTGGCGTATAAGGTACGCTGTTATCAATATTCCTTAACAACCTTTCCACTAAATCACCGCCATTATTTACTTCTGCAACTATTCTATCTGCGCTGTACTTGTAATATGCCTCTATAGCCTTTTTACCCCAACCATCAGCAGAATATTTGCCTGATAGATCATCTATAACATAAAACCGCCCTTCAATGCTACTACCACATACAACAATCCCTGTTTCATCAGAATTTTCGGTATTTGTTACAGCAGGGTCTATGGCAACTACCACCCTTTGAAAGTCTACAGTAGAATCTCTTGATATCCTTGCGGAGTCAATCATTCCATAATTCCAAAGCGCACCTTCTTGCTCTTCTAAGATATCTGCATAAAGCTCTTGCCTACCAAGCCTAGTGCCTTCGTATTTATCTTTTAGTTGTTGAAGTGCTGTTTCAGCTAAGTTCTTATAGTTCTCAAATGTCGAACCCCTTGTAAGAAAAACATCTTTTCCCTCTCTTTTAGCCAAGCCAACAATCAAAGGCGTTGCTCTGGGGGTGGTGGTAATTACTAATCTAGGGTCATCCCCTAATCTTAATCCGAACATCATCTGATCATAAGATTCTGGATATCTCCATGCCGCAACCTCATCAGCCCATATTCTGTGAAACTGTGGACCACGCAATCTATCTGGCTCTATAGCCGCAAAACCTTGTATAACTGATCCATTAAATAAAGTTATCTCCATAGCAGATCTATTATAAGATTCAGACTTTGAGATGGCATAACATTCATCAGGAATTATTTTTAACAGACCAGAGTCACCTTCAAAACAAACACGCCTTAAATCGCCTCTGGTGGGTGCTACAACTCCACAACGAACATTTGGGTTAGATAGTGCATAGGATACAATATCCTCGCCTCCTGTCCTTGTTTTCCCCCATCCTCGACCTGCTAAAATAAGCCATATCGACCAGTCACCTTCTGGGGTATATTGTTTTTTTCTTGCTGTGTCACTCCAATTAACAAATGAAATAAAAGCGGCTTGTTCTGCCTTGCTTTCAAGTGTTTGAGCTATGGCTTCAAGTTTTTTTATTTCAGTAATATCTATTGAAGCGTCAGGCATCTTCGTCATCAGCCTTATTTCTTGCCATCTGGGCTATGATGTCGAAAGCCTCAGTTAGTTTTTGACCAGTTTTATCCTCTGTCACAACATCATGCTTATCTCTCTGACCTAATAATTGCTTGCCAAGCCATATAGCCATCGTGACGCTATTGTCCGATTCCATTATTTGAAACTGCTTGCGCCTGACTGATAGCTTACCCCTTTCCCTACCCTCTTTTATAATGGCTTGGTACTCTGAGTTTTCCCTAACTTTATCTTCAAGTGTTCTGAGTGGTATCTCGAGATATGCGGCTATCTCTGGCATAGTGCAGTTTAAAAGACATATACTACGCAACTTATCAACATCAATTTCAGTTCTTGGTCGTCCTACAGGATTTTTATTTTCTTCAGCCATCTTTTTTATATACCACGAAAATTATTGTATCTGCTTAAAATAAATTCAAAATTTTTGCTGATGTCTGCCTCATCGTTATTAACTAAGGTAATATAGTTTCCATCCAAATAATTCTTTATATTTAACAATTTGGTCACCCTACCTTTGATAAATTTCTCCGATTGAGAATCATTGCGCTCCAAATGCCTTGATTTGGTAAAGTCACTTTCTATAATGTAAACTTGCACACGCATTTTTTCTTCAGCTTTTTTAAGTGTTTTTATATTAAACAGTCTGTCACCCTCAAACATTATATTGAATGGCGGCTTTTCTTTGTCTATAAATTCCTCAAAGTCAGGCTGTACCGCCATAGAAAGTTTATCTGTACCCATGAAAACTTCATTAGAATTATATTTTCCCAAGATTATTAGATTGAGTTTCTCATTATAATGACCATGTAATTTTTTATATCTCAAATTTTTCCAATCTTCAAATTCATAAAAAAACTTTTTGACTAATGTGGTTTTACCTACAGCAGGAATTCCACCTATTGCTATCATATCGGGCATTCATTCCTCTTGAAATCTCCTGTGTCCAAAAACACAGGGAACATATGTTTCTTTATATTTTTAGAAATATGAAGATTGTGATCTAAAGTTTCTTTCCTACCATCCCAAAAAACTTGCCAATCTATACCATTCCATCCATCTTGCTCTACTTTTTTAATTTCTTCAGCTTGTCTATCGAGATAATACCCTAAATATCTTCCGTTTGTTTTCCTAAAAATTTTTTTATAACTGCACAATACGGTTTCCAAATTATAAAGATCGCTTTTATAATTAGAATTTATCACACTTTGTATTTCTTTCGCTTTGTACTCTAAAAAGCTAATACAATCATGATTGAGTTTCTGGTTGACCCATGAATCTTTGCCTACAGCGAAACAAAGTCCATTTCTATGAGATTTACTTCCTGAGTAATCATTGAGCTTCAAATTATCAGGCTGTATATCAACATTCACACATTGTTTTAAGGTTTGCATATAAAACCATGTTGTGTATCTACCAAACTTATATAAATTTTTTGAAATGGCATTCCACAAAACATCAAAATTATTTAACTTTTTGTAATGTTCGAACTTATAATCTTGTGTCTTATGTGGATTATTATGTTCAATCCACCTTTTATAACTGGCGAATTGTTTAGCAAGATAGCCTTTATTATACTTTGTATCGGTCTGATATCTTAATCTAGGATAATTTTTGTTATTCCACTCGACCAATCTATCGTAATCAACTAACTCAAAATCAGGAAATTCATTCCAAATGATCCATGCTGTTGGCAGATGATAAGTCGTGCCATATATCCAAGAAACCCAATATTTCTGTTCAATATTATGTTCAAATCTATCGAAAAGATAATTTAACATCCATAAAGCAGGGTCACAATCTTTATATTTTAGTGACCATTCATACCACTGCAAAAAACCTTGTTCTCTATTTTCTTTTTTTCTATAATCTATCAATAAAAACACCTAATGCCGTTTGCAACATTTTGATAACTTTAATATGTTCTAAAAAGCCTTTTTGATAATGAGGGTCTGGTATTTTATCTTGATTAATAAACTGGGCTATTTTTTGCGCCTTATCCATAGTAGTAGCCCCGAATTTTTGAAACAAATGTTTTGCATTGCTATCATCCATATAAAACACAACATCTGACCACTCAATATCGTTGATCGTTATAGGTGTAGACCTTTTAGATGTGATACCATAACCACAATGATTAAGGGCTAATCTCATTTTCTTTGAGGTTAAAACATTTCCTTTCGTTTTCACCCCTGCAGATTTGACCTGCCAATCAGGTTTCAAGTCTTGAAGGACTATCTCACCTGCAACAGAGCGATTTATATTACCATGACAAACGAATAAAACATTCATGATGCGATTCTTTGATAAACTTCGTAAACCTGATTCAAGTTGCTTTTCTTAAGGTCAAGATAATCAGCTAACATTCCTATTCTTTTGGTCGCTATCTTTCTACTATTGTTATCGAAATTTGTATGTTGATATAATTGCTCAGCTATAAAGTTGTATTTTTCAAATTTAGGAAACTTGAAATCAAATCGATCAACAAGCGACTCAGGTGGTTCACCTTTATTAAGTGCGTTTTCTAAAAATATATAACACCATTCTAAACAAGACCTCATTTCATCCATATTCAAAGTCGCAGGAAAATGTCTAAACTCTATGGTGTTAGTTTCCTCCCACATCTGCCTCAAATTGATTCCTGCTCTAGGAGAAAAATACCACATACGCCCCTTTGCTGTATTTGGTGCGTGTTCTTGATAAAATTCTTCTACTGTCGTGGCATTCATCATCGCTTTTACCCTGCTAGAAGGCAATTTATATTGGTGCGATTTTTTTCTTCTTTTATATCGTTTAAGTTCCCATAGGTATTCTGTTTTATCGGTACTGATTGGAAAAGGTATTTGCTCAACGATATCAAAAGCTCTTTGTTGATAATTATCAATATAAGATAATAAATTTTTACAAGACTCTAAATCATCTTTTAAACCATTTACCCTTACATGAATATGTAAATTACATCTGTAATTTATCGATGGTTTAATCTTTAGTGTATTTATAATTTCTTGTATATGATTTATTTGTTCACTGATTGTAATAGTGGGTTTGGTATTTATTTCCCCACCATACTGATAGACTTTTCCAATTGGATCGTTCGCTATGCCATTACTATTTACGACTGTATTATCTTTATTATTCCAGTTTGCGCCTTGAGGGAGCTTATCAAATCTATAACAATCAGCATATTCAAGCTCTGCTCCACATGACATATCTTTTCGACTGTAAGTCATTGTAAGTCCTTGAATGATTTTCTTAATTTTGTTTCATATAGGTTTATTTCATTGTCAATGATATAATTGTAACACGATTTACATTTGCTAGGATTATCAATTCCTGACCTTATTAATATATCTTTTGTTGAGGCAACAAAAATAGAATCATCCGTTTTTTTATAATATAAAGGTCTTTTTTCGTTTCTGAAAAAGTGTAATTC